TTGGATTACCGTCACGGGCTCCGGGTTTGTTCACAATGGACCGCCCGGTGTTCCGGTAATAAATCAATGGGCATTCTTTCAGCACACTAGGGCAGACGGAATTGTGACAACAACTATAAATGGCGCGGCAGATCCAAATCCTGACACCAGTCCTTACGGCAGTAGCATTACCCAAACTCTTCTAGCAATTGGCTTGCAAAGTGGTAATTTTATAGCTCGCCGATGGAATGGATATATCAGCGACTTCCAGGTGTCCCTAGTTGCACGGCCTCACGTCGTCCCGACCGGGCTGCTGCCTCGCAGTTAATGCCCGTAAGCAGCGGAACAAGCTAAAATCCACCAGAACTCTGCAGCCCTGTAGTGGGAGTCGTTGAAATTGCTGGCGTCGTCGCCACCGTCGCTGCAGTCTTGACCCTTGGCGGCTCAGCGGTTAAGGCGCTGTGGTCGATCGGCAACCATCTGGGCAAGTCTCAAGGCCGAATTGACGCCCTACTGGCTCATCATCACGAAAAAATCAACGATCACGAAGACCGGATCAGGATTGTGGAGGCTCACACAAAATGATGTGGGTGGTCAGCGCTTTTCTTGCCTCCTACCTTGCCGCGTGTGAGCTGCGAGCCCCCAAGCCGTGGGAATTTTGCGAGCCACGGTGGAATTTTGCCGCCGGCATCCTGGTGAAATCACCCCTGGACTGGCTGGAGAGGCAATTGCAGGCCCACAAACGGGAAGAAGAGGCCCCGCCCCCCAGCGATCCCCCGGCTACGGGCGACAGGTGAGCATCCAGCCGCCACTACCACCCGGCATCCAGCGCGGATTCCAATTTTTCCGGCTGTAGGACTGGCGGTAGCCGTTGTAATTGGCGGTATAACCTCCCTGCACCAGCCTTGCCTCGCCGTTTGGGTCGTTATGGATCCAAATGGTTGGGGTGTAGCCAACAACCACGGTCCAATGGCCGCCGCCGCCAGGGTTCGACACATTGCCCTGATGCAGCCAGCCCACCGCAACGGGCCGACCGGCGTTGATCTCTGCCTGAATGTCAGCAGGGGCAGCATCGGTCCTGAAGTTGGCATCCAGGCCAAGTGACCGCAGCGCTCTCAGCTGGGCTTCGGCGTTGGTGGAATCGCCAAATACGGCCCGGACCCGGTTGTAGGCGTCATCGTTAGCAATCTTGCCCCAGAACATGGCCAACATTGCGCAGCTGGAACTGAAGCACTCCCGGTAACCAGTGCCGCTGGCGTTGTCGTTCTGGCTCTGCCACTTGACATCCAGCGGATTGGGGAACTTGGCGGCCATGATGCTGTAATTCTGCAAGGCTGGAGACCATCATGGATCAAGAAAGCCTTAAGAAGAAGCTGGAAGAGCTGCACGAGGCGGTCGCGGGCGTGGTTCTCGACGTGGTGCAGAACGGAAGGCCGGGCCCTCCCGACGCCGATGGCGTTCCTGTAACCCTTCCGGCGTCCAATGACGACCTCAGGACAGCGCTGCAGTTGCTCAAGCAGAACAGGATCTCAGTGGCAGCCACACCGGAAGACCCCCTGGGGGCCCTGGCCAAGGCCCTCGTCGGCAGCCGGATCCCCAAGGGCCACCTAGAGGCCAGACTGAAGGTATCCCCGCACTTAGCGGCGCTTGAGGCCGCCGACAGCTCGGCCGCCGTGGTAGCCGTTGAGTGGCAGCCCCAGGGCCAGGGCCTCGATACCACGCCCTGATTCGTCGTCGATCGCGTCCATAACGGCCTGAAGCTTCTCTTGATTGCGCTGCTCCGTCACTTTCACTTGGTCCTGAGCCGCTGATTCCTCAAACCAGGCGCAACCGATCGCCAGGGCATCGAGCCGGTCGATCCATTCCAAACAGTTGCGGTCGGTTGTGATCCGACTGAGCTGGAACATCAGCGTCCGCTTGTGTCCGGTCTCGGGGTCCAGCTCGGCCTCCTCCCATTCCGACTGGATTCGGGCCTCGTTGACCACCAGCCGGTGCTGCTGCACCAGGGGAGCCACGGTGTTCACGATGCGGACTTCCTTCTGCGCCGTGCTCCATGGCACCTCGTCGGGCCCCAGGATTGAGCAGTTCGGATAAATCTCTTGCATGTGTGGCAGCAAAAGCTGATTGAACATGCCGCCGCCAAAGTTGGGTTCGGGCGCCACTACTTGAACGCCCCACTGCTTGGCCTTGTTGCACAACAGCTTCAGCGTTTTAACTTCAAAACCGTCTCGCTCGCCCCCCCAGTCCAGCGCAAACATGTTGCCGTTCAGCTCCGCCAGCACCGCCCAGGCCAATTCGTCGTGGCCCCGGGCCGATGGGTCGATCGCCATTACCGTTCGCCACACCTCCGACCGTGGCAGCCAGCCGCCCTGCATCACCGGGCGGTGATAGAAGCGATCGGAGCCCATGCCCACGCACTGCAGCTCGCTCTTGACGCCGAACGGGTTGATGCGCTGCTCTGGGCTGCCGCTCCACGCCAGCAGCTCCGGCAGCGCCTTGCCGTCCAGGCTCAACACCAGCAGGTCGCCCAGGCGGCAGGGGTACTTCTCGGCGGTGCTCAGCCGGCAGTTGAGCTGGTACTGAAGCTGCACCCATGCCCTGGTGCCCCTCAGCTCCTTTTCAAGCAGCACTTCCTCTGGGAACCGCTCCGGGTCGGTCGGCATCCCAATCAGCCATGGGTGCTGTTGGACCTCTCCCGCCAGCTGCGGGCATAGGTTGCCGTCGTAACAACCCCAGCTGTTCTCGTCGTTGGGGTTTGGGTATCGGGCCGGGAAATAGCGGATCCCATAGCCGCGGTTGCGCGATAGCTCCAGGTACAAACTGGTTTCGATGTGCGGGGTGCCCAGCACCCGGATGGAGCGCTTCATCTGACCCGGGGCCGGCACCTTCAAGATGGCCACCAGCTCGTTGAAGATCGACGCCAGCCGTTGCTGCTTGAGCAGCGTGATGCTGTTGCTTTCGTTCTCCACGTCATCCGGCAGGATGAAGGTGGCACGGGAACCGGTCAGGCCAGGGGAAAGGATCCCCGAGACCCGCACGCTTGGGGCTTGGTCGATCGAACTGGGCCCCACGTCCCACGCAATCACCGAAGACAGCTGATCACGCCGTGGCCGCAAAGGCTCGAAAAGCTCTACCGCCGCAACGGTCTTCTGCATCCAACTGCTGACCTCAGTCGGCTTCTTGGCCGTGGCACCGGTCAGCAACACCTTCTCGTTGAACGGATCCAGGCTTAGCCGGTGCAGCGCGGCCCAGCCAGCGATGTAAGACTTTGACGCCTCTCGAAAGGCGGCCGTGATGGAGGCCCCGCCTGCTTCGTGATTCAGCCAGTCAGCGATCAGCAGCTGCATCCTGGTGGGCTCTTCCTCCGGGCCGATCAGCCCGGTTTCCCGCATCCCCCAGGCAAGGAAGTATGGGAATGATTCCAGTTCTTCTGGAAGGATGGAGTTCGGGTAGCGCTCAGACACAGCAAAACCCCCGGCTTTCAGGGCCGTGGGGCTTTGCCTGCCTTTCACCCGACAAGATGATTGACTCAGCCACCTTACCAGGCATCCGTTGGGTCAGGCGCATCGGCAGGCTGGGCTGCGATCTGCTCCCGCAGTTCAATGCAGCGCTCGCACATGCAGCCAACGTAGGGGCCATTGATGCCTTCGGCAAACTCCTTGGCCTGTTGCCTCATGGCGTTGGTGGCGGCATCGAGCAGGCCGATGTTCTTCAGGGCGATCAGCGCCTTTGCTGCCTTCCAGAACCGGGCGCCGGCCTCCTCGAAGCGCTCGTCGTAGCTCACCGCCTCCCCCGCCCCTGCTTGGCCTCTGCAACGGGCTCAGGGTCCACTGATGCCTCCTCAGCCTCTGGGGCCTGCGCCTGGGCATCCTGGGTGGGCTGGGGGGCCTCGTCGCCCCTGACTGCCTCCAGCAGGGGGTCCAGCTCGTTAAACAGCACTGCGTCAGACACAGCAGCGGCGACCGCGCCTTCGTGGCTGGCCTTGGCCTTCCACGCCATAAAGGCGGCGAAGTCTTCCTCGCTAACCGCAAAAGAGGCCTTTGCGGGGGTTTCGTGGCTGGCTTTGGCCTGGGCGTCCATTGATGCCATATCGGCCCCGACCTTGGCTTGATACCGCGCCCTGGCGGCAGTCAGCTCCCCCTCCTCGACAAAAGTGCTCGACAGGCCCAGCCTGCCCAATTCCTCCACACTGATCGACACGTAGCTGGCCACTGCAACCCTGGAGCGCATTACTGCTTGAGCCTACCTACTCCAGCGCTTCCTGAAACTGCTGCCACAGGAATCCCCGCTTCTGGGGGCCGCCGATTGAGCAGATGTAGGGGTTGAGCAGGAAGTAGTAGCCGCCGGTGGTTCTGTCCTTGCAGCGCACCAGGCACAGCTCGGCCTGGAGCTTCCGCAGCGAAGCCGAGACGTGGGTGGCGTGCTCCCCCAGGTCCCCTGCGATCTGGACGGCGCTGACGTGTGCCTTTCCGGTCCTGAGGTTCAGATACTTGGCCGCCGTCCAAAAAACCGTTACGTCCCGAGGCCGCAGCCGTCTGGCCTTCAACGCCTCGTCCAGCTTCTCCAGCCCTTCCTTGTGGACCATTCGGAAGTCCTCTGTCCCCTCTGTAGCCTGCATAGGTCGATCCGTCCTGGAGGGTGGTCGGCGGGCCCCGTTCAATTCCCCCTGCTGGTTGCGACCCAGTGGGGGGAAGGGGTTTGCGTACCCGTTTTGTCAGTCATAAGATACAACGGTGGAGAACATCCCTTGCAACCACTGGGCCGTTTTGCCGCCACTCTTATTTCTTGTATAGGAACCCAGAGGCAAGACGGGCGCAAGCCCGATCCGTTCCTCCCCAGCCCCAGCCGCTTGGCCTGCCCCATACCCCCGGTCATCGCCATGGCCTCCGGTCGGCAGCAGGCCCATCGTCAGCGGCTGGGGAGCTGCCATTGCTGCGTTGGGAGGTTGCCGCCGGTGTGCTCGGCTTCGCCTCCCAACCGGTCTCAGGGCACCGTCTACCCATCACACACCGGGTTCCCTGCCCATCAGCCCTTCGAATCCATTTCGCAGAAGGGGAGACAACCATTCGCCCCTGGAATGAAAACCGAACAACAGTTCCATCCATGGATGACCTGCTGCTCTTTTCTCATCCCATGCCACCAGGCCGAACCTGCTCAACACCCCTGCATCCCTTGGCGCCACGAGGGCCCTGAATTTTTGGGTCGCATTTCGTGATGGGTTGCACCGCAAAACGCACCTGCTGGCGCCCCCCATGCCCCCATGCTGATCGCCCTGGCGGCCGATGGCGCGGTCTGCCGCAGACCTGCCAGCCTGGCACCAGCGCTGGCCTAGGTTGTCAGTAGATTTGACATCCGCTACAGCCCTGGGGAGCCTGCCTGCCGGCGCTGCAGCCATGGCCAATGGCTTGATAATGGTTCTCATTCCCTCCCTATTGTTACGAATTGTTACGAATCCATCCCATCTCCACGATTCCCCACAGGGGGAGGCCATAGTGACTGCACTGCACTGCACTGCACTCCACTGCTGCAGTGTTCACCCGACACCGACCGATGACAACAACGACAACAACGACACCCGGCCAGCGCGGGCTCCTGCTGGGGTGGGCTGCCGCGTTCACCCTGGCCAAGGGGCTGGCGTGGGTGGTGGTGCTGGTTTTGGTGCTGGTTCGCCTGGATCGCTTCATTCCCCGCGAGCCAGCGACACCGGCATCCAATGCATCCATGGAATCCATGGATGCATTGGCACTGGCAGCGATCGCTGATCTGCGTGTTGCTGCAGATGCTGCAGATGCGGACCTGGCGGCCGCTGCAGACGAGCTTGAGGCGGCCGTAGCGGCTCCTGCACCAGTGGCACGCCGCAGCCGTCGCCAGCGGGTCGCCTGACACCACCAGACGGCATCACGGGCCCGCCTTGGGCCCCTGCTGCCCTCGGCAGCACTCACCCGACACCGACTGACCGATGACGAACTTCTCTTTTCTGTGGCTGGCTGGCTGGCTGACAAACCGGTTGCCTGTGTGCCTGGCCTGCCGGATGCCACGGCCAGCCCTCGAAGCCGCATACCGCCAGCTGCTGCACGAGCTGTTGGAGGCCTGACGCCATGGCCCGTCGCATCCCAAGGGCACCCAAGCCCGCTAGATACCGGATGGATCCACTCCCTGGCCTCCCTGGCCCCTCGCAGGAGTGGAGCCCGCAGACGATCGACGCCAAGCCCACGCAGGGGCACCTAGCCCTTGATGGCAGCGTGCTTGGCCCACTGTTCAACTCTCACCCGACACCTTGAAATCATGGCCGCTAAATCATTCCAATCGGTCACTCTTGTTGGCCGCGCCACCACTGACCCCGCTGTCATCTACTACGAGTCCGGCGCTATTCGCGCAACATTGACTATGGGCATCAATTGGGGCCCTGAATTTGACGGCCCTAGGTTGTTTGATCTTGAACTATGGGGCAAACAAGCGCAGATTGCCGCTGATCACGTAAAGCAAGGCCACCTAATTGGCATTATTGGCACCTTTGCCAACTTGAAGCAATCGGAGAATCTGGCGGTCGTGGTTGATCGCCTGGAACCATTGGGCCAGTCCACGGCTACCACCTGAAGTCAGCACTGGGCCCACACCGGGCCCTCTGCTGCCCTCTGGCAGCTATTCACCCGACACCTTGACGATGACAGCAACAACGAAGCCCAAGACCAAGGCCCGCAAGGCCTACGACGGACCCACGGCAGAGGAGAAACTATGCGCCGATCTGGTGGCGCTGATGGAAGCCGGTACTGCTCCCTGGCGCCAAAAATGGCAGGGGCACCAAGGGGAACACCGCAACCTGATCACCGGCCACGAGTACCGGGGCATGAATCCCCTTCTGCTTGAACTGGGCAGCATGACCAAAACAGGCCCGCAGATTCCCCTATGGCTTGGTGGTGCCCAGGCCAAAGGTGAGGGGTGGTTCCCTCGCAAGGGCTGCAGTGCGTCAAGGATCGTTAGGCCCCAGCTGAACAAGCGGGAGGAGGAGGGGACCAACCCAGACACGGGCAACCCTGAAACCGTGCTCAAATCCTGGGTCTCCTACAAGATCGTGCCGGTGTTCAACGCCTGCGATCTGGTGGGTGCCACCGATGAGACGGCCGCCACCCTGGCGCAACGGATCGCCGCAGCGCTGGGGCAGGCACCAACACCGAAGGAGCCAGTTGCCAGGCTGGAGGCTGCCGAAGCGGTTCTCGATAGCTGGAGCGTGCCAACTGACTTCGGTGGCGTTCAGGCCTTCTACAGCCCCTCCCGCGACAGGATCGGCATGCCATTGCACGAGGCGTTTGATTCCCGCGAGGCCTTCGCTGCTACTTGGGCCCACGAGATGATCCACAGCACCGGCCATGATTCACGGCTCAAGCGTGATCTTGATGGCGGGCCCGGCTCCCGCAGCTATGCCAGGGAAGAGCTGGTGGCCGAGCTTGGGGCGGTGATCGTCTGCCGTCGCTTGGCCATCGGCAGCGAGTTCGCCAACCACGCGGCCTATCTCAACCATTGGGCCGAACTGCTGAAGGAGGGACCAAAAACCTTGTTTAAGGTGCTCACCGATGCCAGGCGGGCTGCCGACCTGATCGCACCAGAGGCACCACTCGAAACCGCTGAAGCCTGAACCCTGCCCGGTGGCCCTGGGGTAACCCTCGGCCACCCTGCAGCGCTCACGCGTTGCCTTCACCTGACAGACAGCCAACCATGACAGCCACACGCGAACCGATCGCCAGCACGAAAACCTACTCATCGGATGCCGCTTCAACTGGTTACGATGTAGAGATTTACCCGGATTACGCAATCCTCACTTTTCACTCTCTTTGGCAAGGGAGCAGGCCAGGCACCACCTACAAAGCGGTGCCCCCAAAAGAAGTGATGGATGCCGCCAAACGCGAGGCAGCGGGCGAGGACCACGGCCACGAGCCAGACCTTGAATCCGCCGTCACTGAGTGGATTGATCATTCCGGGGAGGATCCTGGAGACTGGAAGCTGATCAGAAAAGGCAGCCTTATCGGCTAACGCCCCAACCTGAACCCTGCCCGGTGGCCCTGGTTACCCTCGGCCACCCTGCAGCGCTCTGCTGCTATCCACCCGACAGAACGACACCATGGCCGCCACAACAACAGCCGCTTCGCTCACTCGCGCCGCCGGTTCAGCCCCATCGACAGCAATCCGTAGGTGGAGATTAGCCTTAGCTGATCTCTATCAAATAAAAGAAAATATCCTGGAGAATCTTGCCCCTGGTGCAGAAGACTATAGCCCCTCTTCTTCCGTTTACTCCTATGGGGTGGGGACAATTTTCTATCCATGGGAGGACAAGAACAATCCCAGAACCATCAAAAAAACTTTTCCTCAGTTGGAAAAGCTCTATGTCCAGATCCAAGCACTTGAAAGTGCTTTCCCAGGATGGCCAGCGGGCCATGACCCAGGAAACTGGGCTCAACCCATAATGGGCATGGGAATTCTCTCCTGGGGCGATGACTGATATCCAGAGAGAAGAACTAGGAGAGGAAGAATGACAGGCCCCATCGTCGCCCTCCTGCTGCTGGTCCTGCTGCTGGGGCCCTGCGCCCTGGCCGGCAGGCTGCACCCACGGCCACCACAACGGCCGACCCGGTACCCCAAGGCCAAGGGCAAGCCCCGCGTGCGCGATTACGTGGGGGCCTTTCTCTACGAGGAGGCTCAGCGCCATGAACGCCGCTGAGTGTGCCGCCCTGGCCGCCAGGTTCAGGGCCATGCGCGAGGCAGCCAAGGCGGCAGGGCTCAACCTGAAGTCTCGAGACGTCGAGGTTTTGCTGTGGGTCGCAGCCGGTCGGGACACCTACCGGGAGCTGGCGGCCGCATCGGGCATGGGCCTACATGCCGTCCAGCGATCGGTATTCCTGTTGTCGGGACGTCCCGTCAACCTGGGCCCCGGCAAAACCAGAAGCAGCCCGTTCCGGCTGGTGGACACCAGGCCGCACCCGCACCTGCCGTATCCCGAGCGGCAGATTTTCCTTACCCAAACAACGCCAAATGGCAACCACTAAACCCTTGTGCATCGGTTCCGTGTTCGACACCCTGTTTAGCCACGGGGTGGGATACACCCTTGCTGAGTACCCAGAGCTGGAGCCATACCGCCTCCTGCTGGTCAAAATCCTGTGGACCGAGCGCCGTTTGACCGCATCTGAGGCCTTCACACAGGTCCTGTCGGACGAGCTGGTTGCGCTGGAGCGCAGCCTCCAAGCCAGAGTTAATGATGAGATTATGACGGGTGGGGTTAAGTGCCCTAGCGTGTTGGGTACTACGGTTGCATCCCACCCATGGATCAGTTGGAGATGGTCCTGGCCCTTTTCTCGGGGCAGTATGACGATCCGGCAAACGTTCCGCTCCATCATTGCCGCTTGTTCCTGGCGGTGGGGCGTCGCGGTCAGTGCCGCTACCGCGATCTGGAGGAAGAATTAGACCTAGCCAACAGCTCGGTCAGCAGGACCGTTAACGCCCTGGCTTCTGTTCATCGCAACGGCAAGCCAGGGCTAGGACTGATAACCACTACCCCAGATCAGGAGGAAGGGCGCCGGTTCATTATTAGTCTCACCACTAAAGGCCGGCTTTTATACAAGCAAATCCAACAACTCACCCGACATGACGATTAGAAAGACAGCAAAAGGCTGGATAGCTGACGTTTCCGTTGGCGGCCAGCGACTCACGGCTCAACGCCAGACCAGGGCCGAGGCCATGGCAGCAGAGGCGCAGCTGCTGGAGCGCATCGCCCACCGCGCGGCAGCGCAGGAAGCACCCGCAGGATTCACGATCGCCGAGGCCCGCACCCTCAGCCTGCGGATCAGATGGGCCAACACCAGCTACGAGCGGGTGGCCGCCATCTATTCCAAGGCGGCGGTCGATTTCTTCGGCCCCACCACTCCCTTGGCCAGCATCGATGCCCCGGAGATCGACCGGTGGCGGCAGGCGCTGGCGGCAGGAGGTAACCAGCCCGCCACCATCAACAAGAAAGTGAGCGCCGTCAAGGCCATGGTGGCCGATGCCCAGCTGCACGGAAAGATCGGCAGCGCCCCACGGCTGCCCCGTCAGCTCAAGGAGAGCAACACCCGCGACCGGGTGGTGGCCGACTGGGAGCGGGACGCCATGGCCCGGTGGTTCCAGGCCAACGGGGAGCCCGCTGCGGCTGATTTACTGGTCTGGCTGTTGGAGACGGGGTGCCGCTGGGGCGAGGCTGAAAAGTTGAAGGGCGGTGATGTGAACCTGACCAAGCCGGCCGTCAGCTTCCACGACACCAAGAACGGCGATGCTCGCAGCGTGCCCCTTACCCGGCGCGCCGTGGACGCCATCAGCCCGCACCTGCCAGCCAGGCCAGGGCACCGGGTCTGGCCCTACTCCTACAACCAGTTCGAGCGCCTGTTTGACAAGGCCGCCGCAGCTTGCGGCATCAACGATCCGGCCCTGGTGATCCACAGCTGCAGGCACACCTGCGCATCCAAGCTGGCATCGGCTGGCATCAGCATGTTTCAGCTGATGAAATGGGGTGGCTGGAGAAGTCTGGGAGCCGTGCAGCGCTACGCCCATGTGGACGTGAACGCCCTGGCCGAGTGTGCCCGGGTGCTGGAGGCAGCGTGATGGCCTGGACCACCTGGCGCGACCACTGCCGTCCGATCATCGCCGAAGTGATCCAGCGGGTGGGCACCACGGACCTCAAGGCCCTGCGTGCCGCCCTGCTGGCGGCCTACCCCTACGGCCAGCGCAGCATGCACCCGTACAAAATCTGGCGCGATGAGATCCGGCGCCAGTTGAGCCCACCACCACCGAAGACCGCGTATCGCAGGCGCCCAGCGCCGCCGCCGGCAGAAGTGCCGGGCCAGCTTTCACTGCTGGAGGGCAAATGACCGCCCCCCAAGTGCGCTACGTGTTGTGCCCTGGCTATGTGACCAGCGCCAACGACGGACAAGAGCATTTCATCAGCAGCCCCAAGCTGGCACGGCTGTACGGAGTGGATCTCCGTAGCCCCAACGTTGTGGTCGATCTGGGCCATGGATTCCGCCATCGCCCTGGCGACATTTGTCTAGGGCCTCGGCTCGACGGCAACTACAGCTTGCCGACCCCTTGCACATCAAAATCACCCATCAACCCAAAACCATGAGCACAACTGAAACCAAATGGCCGACAGCCGTAGAGCTGGCTAACTTGCTCTATGACAAGTTCACCGTCAGCACCGGCCACGGATCAAGCCAGGACGCGATCGGCTTTGCCTACGCCGTCCTGGCTCAATGGGGCAACGCCCTGCCCCGGATCAGTGCCGATGGCCTACAACCCAGCATGGATGAAGTGATGGGTTTGGCCAAGGCCTTCGGGCTGGAGGTCAACAGCCCCGAAGCCCTGATGTGGCTGGTGGTGACTGCTCTCGCCTCGTGGGGGGATATCAGGCCGGAGAGCAACGACATTGAGCGCCTGGGCAAAGCCTGTAATGTAGACGCGTCTACAGGTGCTGCAAGTCTGCCGCAAGTCTGCCGATAGTCTGCGTTTTCCCGCAGACCACGCAGACCTTAAAAACGGGAGAACCGCTGCAGCAACACACGGGGGCATGGCGGAATGGCAGACGCAGCGGACTTAAAATCTGCTACCGATAGATGCACCCCTGCAGAACATCCACCACGACAGGCCCGGTAGCAATGCCGGGCTTTCTTGCATCCGTGGAGTGGAAACTCTGCGGTCTGCGCCAGTATTTCGGGGCCCTCCCCCAAATCCCGTTTGTCTACCGGCCAGCAAGCCTGCAAGTCTGCGGCGCAAATTCAGGCCGATCAGGCCGCCATGGCCTGGCAGCGTCGCAGCCGGGAGAAGGGCCGGGAAGCTGACACCACCTACGGCAGTTTGCTGTTCGAGGCCTATGGCGAACGCCTGCGCGAGGCGGTCGAATTGCTGTTCTTGAACCCATCGGTGCCAGGCCCGCACCGTTGCGCACTGTTCGCCCTGGCCAACTTCGGCGGCAAGGGGGGCATCAAGGCCCTCGTCACCACGGCGCTGACCCATGCCATCGATGGGATCTCCCAGACCCACAAGCACAGCGCCCTGGCATCGAGCATGGGTGTGGCCTTGGAGCTGGAACTGCGTGGTGCTGGCCTGGCACGCGATCGCCCCGGCACCCTCCGGCTGATGAACCGCCGCATGAAGAAAACGGCAATCACCACGCCGCGGCAGCTGCGGGCCCTGGGGCAGCCGGTCGAGCCCTGGAGCCGGAGCGATCGCTTCGAAGTTGGCGGCCTACTGGTAGACCTGCTCCAAGCCATCGGCCTGCTGGTGCGCACCGGCGACCTGGTGGCCGCCAGCCCCGAGGCCCGGGCAATCATCGCCGCAGCGCCGGCCCCCAGGGGCGGTGTTCGCAGGCTGCCGATGCTGGAGCCCCCGCAGCCGTGGACCGGCTTCTGGGGTGGTGACCGCAAACCCCTCGTCGTCCGGGCCCCCTACCTGGAGCACCAGCCATTGGCCCTTCAGATGGCGGTGGCCAACCAGCTCCAGGGCCAGCCCATGGAGATCGACGCCCCCATGGTTCGCCTGGTGCGCACCGCCTGGGACCAAGGCTTGCCGTTGTTCCCGGTGCGGCGGGATCCGCTGGTGGCCCCGCCCCGCCCCGAGGAGAAGGTGGGCAAGGACGGCATCAATGCCTGGCGGCAGCAGGTGGTGGCTGCCCAGCGGGACCGGGCCGAGAACGGTGGCCGCCGCCGGCGCATCGAGGTCGGCATCCGGGGGCTGGAGGCCCTGGGCCAGGGCCCCGCTTGGTTCAGCTACGAGTTCGATTTCAGGGGGCGGATCTACACCGCCAACCGGGCCGCCACTCACCAGGGCCCCGACTACTCCAAGGCGTGCATCGGCCTGCGCGGTGACCGTTGCGGCGAAGAGGGGTTCGAGTGGCTGTTGTGGGCAGCGGCCGGTCATTGGGGAATGACCCGGGCGAGCCACGAAGAGCGCCGCCGATGGGGGAAGCGGGAGATCGAGCGCCTAAAGGCAGCCGCCGAGGATCCACTGGGCCAGCTGGGGCTATGGCGGGATGCCAAGGACCCGTGGCAGTTCCTGCAGGTGTGCGTTGCCGTTCAATCCTGGCTGGTGGATCCGTGGCAGCCGATCGGGTGCCCGGTGCGCATGGATCAACACGCCTCAGGGTTCGGCATCACTGCCTGCCTGGCCCGTGATGCAGCGCTGGCGGCACGGTGCCGGGTGACGGGGGATTCCCCGGTCGATCTGTACGGGCACCTGGCCGAGCTGGTGACAGCGCGGTTGCGGCAGGACATGGACACCGGGCCCGAGCATCACCAGCGGCAGGCCCTGCAGTGGCTGCAGGTGGGCATCGATCGGGCATTGTTGAAGGCCCCGGCCATGACCACCTGCTACGGCGCTGGCTTTTTGTCCCTGGCCGACCGGCTGGCCTTGGACCTGGAGGAGCACTGCCCCAACCTGCCGCCGGCCCAATGGGAGAAGCGCCTGATCCGGCCCAGCCAATACCTGGCCCGTCATGTGATGGCGGTATTCGAGGCGGAACTGGGCAGCGTGCTGGCCCTGCGCACCTGGATGAGGAAGGCCACCGCCACCGTGGCCAGGCATCAACAACACGTCGAGTGGCATGCACCGAGCGGGATGTTGCTGCGCCTGGGCCGCGAGCCCGACCGGGTGGCGGTCGGCAGGACGGCGGTATCAGGGAAGCGCCGATGGGTGGACGCCAAGGCGTCGGAGATCGCCCTGGGGGGAGTGGCGACCGCCAGGGGATCCATGGCAAATCTGATCCACAGCTTTGATGGCAGCTTTTGCCAGGCCATTATCAACAAGGCTGGAGAGCAGCGATACGGAATCATTACGAACCACGACTGCTTTGCCACCACTGCCGCCAATGCCTCGTGGCTGGCCGAGGAGTTGATGCGGCAGAGCAGCGAGCTGTACTGGCCTGACTGGCTGGCCCAGATCCGCAGCGAGATCAAGGCCCGCAGCGGTGTTGGCATCCCCAGGCCGCCGATGGTGGGGACCTTGGACCGGGATGCCATTGGGCAAAACCCATATGCGTTTTGTTGACAAGTTGACGTTGGGGTGCCATCATCATTTTGCGCTCCAGCCATGGAGCACAAATCAACAACACCCTTTCACCAAGTCACCCGACGATGCCGGAAATGCTTGTCAGCCCACCAGGGCTTTGCTTGTTTGCGAACATTCTTCAGCCAAAGGAGAAAGTAAATAAGACGACTGGCGCCAAGAAAATGCAGTACGGGATTGTTCTGCAACTGGACAATCCCGAACTCGACCCAAGCGTCGCCGCTTTCATTGGCTCCTTGCACGCCATTTTTGTTGAGAAATTCGGCAAAGGCGCAGCCTATGGCCCCAACGGAAGGCCATGGAAGAAAGAGACGGAGACAGACCAAAACGGTTTGTCGCATGAGACCGGGCTAACCCGGATCACTTTTAACCGGGACATTGCTACCCGCAATGGCGCGGAACTTCCCCCGCCAATGGTTGAGGACGCAGCCAATCAGCCATGGCCCAAGAACGTAGCCATCGGCAATGGATCGCTGGTGAAGGTAGGTTTCTCTGCCTACCTGTGGGACAACCAGGACGGAGGCAAGGGGCTCAGCCTCAACCTGCTCGCCGTGCGCATCCTGCGCCATGCCCCTTATGTAGTTGATTCCGTGGCCCCCGGTGCATTCGGCCCACCGGAGGAGGGGGCCAGGGCCAATAGCCCAGAGGTGCTGGCCCTGGCCGGGAGGACAACCACGGGCGCCTCTGATGTCCCGTGGGACGACGGGCCTGCGCGTGAAGGCGGCATTTACGAAGACGACATTCCGTTTTGAATCCCAGCGCCCACATAACCACTTACCTCGACGCATCAATGGCCCGAGCTGCTTATTCCAATCGTGTCAACCACGATCCATCGATCACCTTGTACTGTCCGCCTAGCCTGGCCGAATGCAGGGCAGCGTACAAATCTAAAACTCCTATTACCTTAGCTACGGTTGACTGCGTAGCCGAAACAGAAAACACCATATTTGTTCGTTCTTTTAACGGGAATGAATACGGAAGGCAGAAGGCTACATTCCGCACCTTCCACTCTCCAAGCGCAGCGATAGAGACAGCTATTGCCGACTTGCTGCAAGGCCTAAAAAAAGAAATGGATACAATCCACGACATTATTAACTATATCAATGATACCCGAGAGGCTTGATGGCGCAGCTCGCAACGATCACCCGTAGTTTCAGCTACAAGCACAACGCAGGCAACTACGAAAGCAGGGAATTCTTCTGCTCCCGTAGCCAGGAATGCACGGCAGAAGAAGCCGATGCAGTCAGCGAGCAACTGTTCCGCTGGTGCCGGTCCCAGGTTTTCACTGACCTCAATGAATACCTGCGGCAGGCGAAAGAACAAGCAGCGAGGAAGGGCTGATGAATCTCAGCAAAACCACCGTCCAGATCAATGGCGTTGATGCCACCGACGCCATGGATAAGCTGGCCGAAATTGAGCGCGAGAAAAAGACAGCCAAGGAGGCGTTTACCTACCTGCTCGATCAACACTTCGAGCGGGCCAGCAAATGCACTGAGGGCGGTGAGTTCAAGATGGCCTTTGGTTTCGCCTTCAGCCGGCAGGCCGGGCGCACCGAGGTCAAGGCCAAGGTCAGGTATGCCAGGGCCTACACGGAGGACCTTGAGCTGTTTGCGCAGCATCAACAGGGCAACCTGTTCGACCGGATGGAGGAGGACGATGGCGACCTTTGATCCAAACAGCATCACGCCATCGGAAGAGTTACTGGAAGAGTGTATTTCAAGTCCAGGAAGCATTGGGAGAGACTGCACCCTTGCCGCCCGCTGGGGCGCCGCCCAGGCCGTCGAGGCGCTGCGGCATCAGTGGCCTGAGCCGATTACGGATAGGCCGCCGACTGAAGAGGATGCGGATGAATGTGGATTCGTTCAGTATCTTTTTGCGGGGAGATGGAATTACGAATCCTGGGATAACGTTGCCAAGAACCAACAACCGGCCTGGCTTCACACCCCTAGGTGGCGCCCGGAGCCCGAGCCCACGCTGAAGCAGCAGGCGATAGAGATCTTGGACGCCGTTTTCCCTTCTGCCGGATGCACATCCGAGCAAGCGGAAACCCTCCGCGCCGCTCTGGCCCTGATACCGGAGGAGGATTGATGACAGGGATTCTTGCGATAGATCCAGGGCCGGCTCAGTCAGGGTTTGTCGTGATGAGGCGCGGCATGATTACCGAGCATGGCGTTATTGATAGCAAGGACGTAAAGACCCTGCTTGCACGCTTTAGGCATACCCCTGTCCCAGGGCTTGACCCTAAATCATTGCCCATAGTGGCAATCGAAATGATTTCCTGCTACGGGATGCCGGTAGGCAAAGAGGTGTTCGACACTTGCCTATGGATTGGAGAGTTCAGGGGGTACATGCGCCCCCAGTCCGTCTTCCTTTGCTATCGCAAGGACATCAAGCTGCATCTATGCGGCACCACTAAAGCCAAGGATCCCAACGTCCGCCAGGCTTTGATCGACCGGCTGGGACCACCCGGCACCAAGAAGAACCCAGGCCCCACCTATGGCATTAAGAGCCATGTGTGGTCAGCTCTGGCCGTAGCGGTCTACGCCGCTGATCAACTAACCAAAGCCAATCACCCGACATGACAGCAACAGAAGCACCAGCAACAGAGGCACTGGAAGCGCCAGCAGCGGCTGACGCCCTGGTCGTTGTGACACCGACCACGGTCATCACCAAGTTTCAGGTGCTGGCCGGCACCATTGCGCAGGCCAAGCAAGAGGCCCCAAGTAAAAAGTTTAATTATGCAGACAAAAAGGAAAACAAGGAATGCAGGTCCTATCTGGCCACTCTCCGTTCGTACAACGGAGACATTGACAGGGCCCACGATGAAGCCAAGGCCGATGTCCTAGAGGAAGGAAGGCGACTTGACGCACTAAAGAACGCATTGAAGGGGCAGGTGGCGGCACTGATCCAGCCACACAAGGCCGCCCTGGATGAGATCGCCAGGAAGGAAGCCGAGCGGGTGGCAAAGCACCAGGAGACAATCAACGTGATCAAGGATGCGGCGCGGTTGCCCTTCGGCTCCACGTCGCAACAGATTGCAGGGATCCAGGAGCACATCAAAGCCCTGGATCTGGCCGGCCTGGAGGAGTTTGAGATCGAGGCCAAGGCGGCGTGGGCTGACACCATGCAGGTACTGACGGCAGCGCACGCCACGGCGCAGGAGACCGAGGAGAAGGAAGCCGAGCTGGCCCGGTTGCGCGAGGAGGCCAGGCTCCAAGCCGAGAAGGATGCCGCGGCCAAGGCGGCCAAGGAGGCCGAGGATGCCGCCGCCGAGGTGGCACGCAAAGCACAGGAGGCAGCCGATGCAGCGGCGCTGCAAGTGATTGAGGAAGCCGAGCGGAAGGTGGCGGCAGCCCAGGCTGAAGCGGCAGCGGCAACCCAAAGGGCACTGGATGCTGAGGCCGTTGCTGATGCGCTGCAGGGTGAGGCGCTGCTGGCGATCAAGCCGGCGGAGGTTCCCTGCACGCTGGGGGATGGGACGGTATTGCTTGACGAGGGTTCTGCCCGCATGGACTTTGGCATGGCCCGTTTAGGCGGCTTCCCTGCGCCCCCGCAACCCGCCCCAGCCCCGGCCGTCGAGATCAGCGATCAGGCCATCGCTGGCGTCCGTGCCGTGGTGCAGGGGTTGGCCCGGTCGTTGAGCACCGGCGAAGTTTTCATCCCCCCCGCAACCGACGCCGAGGCTGCGGCGCTTGTCGATGCCCAGATTGCCCTACGGCTCGAACTGGTGCAGGCCCTGTCCGGTCGGACCCGCGCCGAAGTAGCCGATGCCTTGATCGACGGCACCCTGCACCATGCCATCAAGGTCGACTGGGCCGCAATGGCGCCAGGGGGGCAGGGATGACACAAGACAACATCGCGGCCTTCTTCTTCTTCATTGGCATTACTGCCGCCATCGTCCACCACATTCTTTGGAGCATGTAAATGATTTATCTCTTTGCTTACATCTTTGGCGTTTTTGTCTGCGGCTTTGTCTGCGGCTACCGGGTGAGGCTCTGATGAACGAAATACAGACACTCGTTTTGCTTTATTCCTTGTTTATGTTTTCCCTTGGCTTTATGGCTGGGAGGGGTACCCGATGAAGAAATTACTTTTCCTCGTCTGGAGCATGGTCATCCTGGCCTGGGCCTGCTGGCTGGTGGTGTCCTGATGCAAACAACATCATGCCCGCATTGCGGCGGGGAGATCGAGGTAACCCTGCCGTCCAGGCGGTCACGCAAGCCGGCTGCTTTCTGGGAAATCACCATGGACGATGCCGTGCCCTACCTGGGGGCCCACGGCGCCGACCTGCTGCCCATCCCTGCTGACATCTGCCTGTCGGTTCTCGAGTGGTGGAACGTGGCTCGCCGCAACCGCCACGGCAGAAACGCCGCGTGGACACAGCAGGCATTCAAGCTGTCCTGCCGCAACTTGGGCAGGCTGCCTCACTGGCAACAGCGCCTACTGATTGATGAAGCCGTTGCTGCCGGCTGGATGAAGCTCGACGTCTCCTATGTCGAGAAGGAAATTCAGCGACTGACGCGGGAGCAACAGCAACGGCAGCGGTCGCATGGCCCCCAGTCGTCACAGCTGCAAGCGGCGCTGAGCCTGATCGAAGGGGGCCTTTATGGAGCGGATTGACTACGGGATCCAGATGGCCGGGCCCGACGCCCCCGCCGCTGCCCCGGCCCCCCTGCCCAAGGGGAATGTTGACCCCAAGTGGTTCTTCGTCTGCGCCGAGATGATCTGGAGCCATCTGCGGTCAAAGGATTCCGATCGCTGGACGTCAGCGGTTGGCGTGATATTCCTCCACTCCTTTCTTGAGGGGTTCCCCGAGGTCAGCACCAAGCAGTTGGTCTGGGCCACGAACCAGTGGATCCAGTCCACCGCCGGCCAGGAGTTCATCCGCTTCCCCGGTTGGCGAGAGCTGATGGCCCCGCTGTATCGATGCGACGAAAAGGGCCTGGCCGTCAGGGCCTGGGGGTTCCGCCCCGAGCTGCCCCCAGGACTGCAGCCAACAGCGGCACAGCTGGCGCTGATGCCAGCCAAATGGCACGCCCATGACCCGCAGGCCGTGATAGCCGCAGGGCCCGACGGTCTGCCGATGCTGGCGTCCACCGGCCCACGGCAGCCGCTGCCATTCCCCGGCGAAGAGCAGCGATTGCTTCCACCTTCACCTTCACCCGAGGAAACGCTGTGAACGCATACGGAATCACCGACGAAGAGCTTGATGAGCTAGAGGGGAAAATCGCCGACGACGCCTCGCTGATGCGGGAGCTAATCAGCCTGAGAGGGGGTTGCTCTTGCCACATAAACCCGCCATGCGGGGCGTGCTCTTCTCCGCTGACGAGGGATGAGGCCCTTGACCTTGGCATCCTCTTACTGCCCCCCAGCAATGCAGACACCTGACCCCCCTGGCCGCCGGGAAACCATCGACCTGGTGAATGGCCCTGCCTACGGGTGGAAGGTCATCACGGCCAAGGGGGGAGTCGTCACTATCCGGGTGTACGACCTGGAGCGCTGGCGCCGGTGTGGCCCGTATCAATGGCTGAACAAAAACCCACAACTGCTATGAGCGTCACATACAAACAGCTCTTGCACGCAAGGGTCGGTGATCGAGCCACGATAAGCACTGGCCAGGTCTTCACTGTCACAGAAGCGCCTAGCGATGGCCGCGTTATGTATCCAAGGATAGTGCTAAGTGATGGTGAAATTTATTACGGTGGCGTCAATGAACTTGACGAAACCATTGAACAACTAATTCCCGACCGCACACCCAATGTCCCGCATCCTGATTGACACCGAAGGCTTCTTGGTGCCTGCAGCAAAAGCCGGTGAATACGCTTACGAATGGGAGCCAGGCAACTGGCGCATGGGCTGCCGCCACGATGAGGCGATGGCCTACTTCATGGACAAGCTGGCCGACATTCGAGCCTTTGATCCCAGCTTGCCGATAACCCTGTGCTTCAGCTCTGCCCGGTCATTCCGCTACGGCATCTGGTCGGAGTACAAAAGCAACCGGAAGTCTGAACAGAAGGTCCCCGGCTGGCCCGACCTGGTGGCAGCGGTTAAGCGGCTGGCCATCAGCAGCGGCTGGGATGTTGTCACCCTGGAGAACGTGGAGGCCGACGATGCCCTGGGCATCCTGGCCGGCCCTGACGACTTCATGGCCAGCGTGGACAAGGATCTGTTGACGGTGCCAGGCAAGCACTTGCGGAATGGTGAGCTGGTCGTCCAGTCCAAGGTTGACGCGGACCTGGCCTTCTTCACTCAGGCGCTGGTTGGTGACCGGTCGGATCATTACCCCGGCTGCCCTGGTATCGGGGAGAAGAAGGCGGAGACCTCGCTGGCCGGGTTTGCCGAGGAACACTTGATGTGGGGCGCTGTGGTCGTGGCCTATATGAAGGCCGGGCAGACGGTGGACCAGGCCCTAGCCCAGGCCCGGTGTGCCCGCATCCTGCGGCCCGGTGAATACGACTTTGAAACTCAGACCCCTCGCCTTTGGAATCCATGAACCACGAATTTATGCAGATCACTAGCAGCGGTGGGTACATCGGTCGCATTGTTTGGTGCAACTCTGGGACAATCGCGGCTGGAGGGCCTGAAAAATGGGAATGGGGCCAAGTCTTGGTATTTCCAGTTACCTACTTGGGCGCCTGGGCTGGAGCAATCCCCATGGTGAGGATGATGATGAGACGGGCGTAGACAACAACCCCACCCCCTTAGACTCCCTGGGAACACTGCACCCCTGTAATGCAGCCACTTGTCTCCCCAGGATTGCTGGTCCGTCTGGCGGAGAGCTTCCCTGCTGACATCGTTGGCATGGCCAACAAGTCTCCCGACCAGCGGGCCCAGATCATTGGGGAGCAGCGGGTGGTGGAGACCATCCGCCAGTGGGCCACCGAGCAAGACCCGTTGCTGGATCTCTGATGTGCGGCGGTCGCAAGCCCAAGGCTCCCACCATCACCCAACCCGACTACGGCAAGTACAACCGGCTGGCTGACACTCAGCTCCAGTTGATGCAGGCGCAGCAGTCGTCCAAGGTGATGGCGGCCCAGCAGGGGATCAACACTGCAACCCTGCAGCAGCAGGCGGTGATGCAGCAGTTGCGCGATGCCCGCATGGAGCAGGCGCAGAACACTGCCGCAACTGCTGGCCGGCTGGCGGCATTGATTGGGGCGCCGGTCCCCGAGCGCAGCGCCAAGGCGCCGGTCCTTGGCGACAGCCGCACCGGCATGACCCGGCCAACGGGCAGCCGCGGGCTGCGGATTGATCGGCAGCAAACGTTATCCCTGGGGCAGTAGCCATGTGTGCAGCACGCGATCTCGCAAAGGCGATGGGCGCCAAGTCAAAGCAGAAGATCGATCCCATGGCGCAGCAACAGGAAGAGGCGATGAAGAGCATCAACAAACAAAACCGGGAAATGGTCGATCAACTGCGGGCCCAGTCCGAAATGATCGCCAACGACACGGCAGCACGACAGCGCGAACTGGAGGCGGCCAGGGCCCCCGGCCAAACCCTCGTCAATGCCAACCCCTACACCGTGTCCCTGGGGCAAGGCACCGCTGGGGCAGGGCAGGAGCAGACCACGGCGGTTACTGCGCCCAAGAAGAAGCCGGGCCAGAGGCTCAGCCTGACCGCTGACATCAACCTTGCAGGCGTCGGCCTGAACCTGGGGGTCTAATGGAACGCGGAGACAGCGGCGTCGATTCGATCTCTGAAATCCAGGGGCTGGAAAAGGGGCGGGCGGAGGTCAGGTACAACCAGCTGCGCACCTATCGGGATACTTGGCTGGAGCGGGCACGCAGGGCGGCGCGGCTCACGATTCCATCCCTGATTCCTGACTCAGACGAGATCCTGACCGAGGCGGCCCAGGAGCAGCAACTGCCGTACAACGGCATTGGGGCGCTGGGGGTCAACAACCTATGCAGCCGGCTACTACTGGCCCTGCTGCCGCTAAGTGGATTGATCCGCTTGACGAAGGACGAAGTGGCGCAGGCGAGAGAGGACGCGACTTCCGTCGCAGAGGGCGCGACGGAAGAGGACCTTGCGGCCCAGAAGATCGAAATTGAGAAAACACTGGCCCTTCTGGATCGAGCCATTGAGCGCACCCTCTCCACCGGCAGCGATCGGGTCTCGCTGTTTGAAGGGCTGATGCACTTAATTGTCGGCGGCAACGCAATGTTGTATCGCTCGGCCACCGCGATGAAGTGCTTTCACCTCAACAAGTATGTGCTGTTGCGGGATCCAATGGGCCAGCCGGTGGAGGCCGTCGCTTGCGAAACCTATCTCTATGCCTCCCTGAACCCGAGGCTCAAGGCGGTTCTGGATGAGGCCGACAAGCTGCGCGGCGCTTGGCAAATCGACACCGACGCCACCCGCAGGGACAACCGGCGGATCAAGGTCTTCACCCACATCAAATGGCAGTCGGGATCTGAGGAGTCCCCGGGCAGGGTGGCCTGGCACCAGGAGGTTGGGGGCTATATCGTCCCCCAAACCGATGGGAGCGAGCCAGCCGACGCTAGCCCGTGGATGCCGCTGAGGCTGTACAAGATCGACGGCGACAGCTACGGCCCCGGCTATGTCGAGTGGTGCGCCCTTGCCGACCTGTCCTGCCTGGACGGCATCAGCCAGGCGGTGCTCGAAGGCAGCGCGGCTGCAGCGCGGCAGATCGTTGGCCGCAAGCCATCGGCAATCACGAGCAAGCAAGTCTTCGAAAGGGCGCCCAACCTATCGGTGATTGATGCACAGCCTCAGGACTTCTTCCCGATTGAGACCAGCAACATTCGGGACTTGTCAGTGGCAGGGCAGAAGGAGAAGCAGCTGGAAGAGCGGCTATCCAGGATCTTTCTGCTGTTCAACGCCCGAGACTCGGAGCGCACTACGCGAGAGGAGATCAAGGAGGACATCAACCAGATCGAGCAGATGCTGGGCTCCATCTACAGTATCCTGACCGTCGAGTTTCAGTACCCCCATGCCCGCAGGATCGTTTCGGTCATGCGCAAAACCAACGAGCTGCCAAACCTGCCTGGCGTTGAGCCGCTGATCAATGTTGGCCTAGCCGCACTTGGTCGCCAGTCCGATGTTGAACGCCTTAACCAGTTCGCCATGCTTGGCCTACAGGCCATGCCGCAGGAGTTCAGCGCCTTGGTTGATGGCGCCTCATACCTCAGGGAGCTGGCGACCGGGGTAGGCGTGAATCCTCTGCTGGTCAAGTCCGACAAGCGGATCCAGGAAGAGCAGGCTGCCGCTATGCAGCGGGCACAGCAGCAGCAGTTGATCCAGGCCGGCATGGGGGATCCCCAGAAGCTGGCCAATGCCGGCATGGCCGTGCAGCAGATGGCCGAGGGGGCCCCTCCTGACGGCCAGCCCGTGCAACCCACTTCACCCGAGATGCAGCCATGACCACTGAAGCCACGCCCCCCAAGACCCTTGACCAGATTAATGCGCCGGCTGAGCTGAAGGCCTTGGTCGATCCCGCGTCCTCCAAGCAAATCAGCATCCTGGACAGGTTCCTGGACGATGCAGGCGTCCCCGACCGCGAGGAGGTCGAGGGTGAGGAAGCGCCCGCTGCCCCCGAGGCCAAGCCGGCAAAGTTGGCCGGCAAATTTGAAACCCCGGCCGAACTGGAGAAGGCTTACCTGAAGCTGCAGCGCAAACAGGGCCAGCAGGGCCAGCGCAGCGAGAAGACCGAGACACCCCCGGCCGCCGCCGAGACCGAGGAGTACACCCCCGAGCGTGGCGCCGAGGTTTACGGCGAAGCCCTGGCCGCCAGGTTCCAAGAAGCCGAGGTCAACCCTTTTGAGATGGCCGCCAAGTTCGAGGCCGGCGAGGATGTCACCGCCTACGTGGATGCCCTGGCCGAAAAGGGTGGACTGCCCAGGGCATTGATCGAAACCTATCTGGCCGGCGTCAAGCCAGCCGATGCAGCGGCACCGGCCACCGGCAGCCTGAACGATCAGCCCGAGGTGGTGGCGGCCCTGCGCCAGTCGGTCGGCGGTGATGCCGCCTTCGACAAGCTGAGCCAATGGGCCGCCGCCAACCTGGCGCCAGAGGAGAAGATCGCCTACCAGCGGGCCCTCGATACCGGCAATCTGCTGGCGGTGCAGTTTGCGCTGCAGGCATTCCAGGCCCGCGCCGGCACTGCCCCCAGGGAGCCCGAGTATCTGGGGGGCGGGGCACAGACCAGCGAGCCAGCCGATGTTTACGAGACACAGGCGGACTGGAGAAAGGACCGCTACGCCAAGGATGACAACGGCAACGAGCGATACCTGAAGGACGAAAGCTATCAGCGCCGCCTGGATGCCAAGTTCGCCAGAACGAAAAGAGCCAAGAAGTGGTAACGTTTGGGTGGATTACTCCACCCTTGTAGCTATCTAGCCGGCTGCGGCCGACAACTTGATTAGCGGAAGGCGATGGGTTCCAAGAGAACTTCATTTCCGCAATCACAATGTCTGCCGATTTACTCGGCCTGTCCAGACTTGGGCAGGTCCGGGGCGCTGGCGATGTCACCGCCCTGTTTCTGGATCTTGGCGGCGACGAGCTGCTGACCGCTTACGACAAGAAAAAAATCCTGTCTTCCACCGTGAAGACCAAGACCATCAGGGGTGGTCGAACCAAGCGGTTCAACATGACCGCCCGCCGTCAGGCCCGCTACCACACCATTGGGACCCCAATCGACGGCGGCGGCAACTCCCCGTCCGACAACAACAGCCGGATCCTCCGGCTCGATGGGTTGATGATTGCCGATGAGGCGATCTACGACCTGGACGAGCTGCAGGAGGACCCGGCCACCAGGGCGGAAACCATGCACCAGCTGGGGGAGGCACTGGCTGACGAGCGGGAACTGCGTGTTGCCCGCATCCTGTTTGCGGCTGCCAACACCACCGCTGAGCCGTTCGCCAAATCGATCAACGCCGGCCGCACTGGCGACAAGATCACCCTTTCCGCTGGCTTTGCCGCTGCCAACAACGAGGCAAAGGGTGACGAGCTCTATGCCGCCATCAAACAGATGGTGACCTTGAAGCAGAAGAAGCACGTACCTACCGGGAACATGCGCTGCGTCGTTACCCCCGATGTCTTGGGTTGGCTACAGGACTCGAAGCGGCTGATCAATGCCGACTTCAACGGCGGGACCGGCAGCAACGGCACTGTCCAGGAAGTGTTTGCTGGGCGGATCTCTGGGGTGCCTGTTTACTGGTCGAACTTCATCGAGCAGCCGGCTTACACCCTGCAGGCCCAGGACAACGCCAACAGCGAGTACGCCCAGGATCTCTCCAAATGTCGAGCCCTGATTTACCACGGGGATGCAATGGGTGTACTGGAGCTGCGGGCGCCGAAGCTCCAGATGACCGCACCGAATGGTGACTACAACGTGGTCTACCAGTCCCAACTGTTGGTGGCATCCATGGCCATCGGCATGGGCAAATTAAGCCCCGAATGCGCGGGGTGCATCGTCACCCCCTAAGCCGCAGCCGGAGAACATGGGAGCAGGCCCCCGCGTCAAACCGGGGGCTTTTTCATGGCTACCGCTAGGATTGCTCTACAACCTTGCAGCGGCAGCGATGGGGCAGGCGGCCCAGCAACTGAGCCCCGGCCGGACCACGCTTCTGGAAGCGGTCAATATCTGCCTGGCGACGATCGGCGAGGCGCCGGTTAATTCACTGGAGACGCAGCAGGTAGGCGAGGCGGCGAACGCCGAGCGTGCCCTGTTCGAATTTCACAAGGAAGGCCAAACCGAGGGGTGGAGCTGGAATCGAGAAGCCGATGTGCCCTTCCACCGAGACCCGGATACCGGGGAGCTGACAGTCCCGGCCAACATCGTGCAGTGGGCGCCCAACCGGGTCGAATGGAACGGGCGCTTCCAGTTGCGCGGGACTCGCGTTTACGACCTGCAAGCCAGGTCTTATGCGATCGGTGAGGCGACGATCTACGCCAACGTCGTCACCCTGCTGTCGTGGGACGAATCCCCCGAGGTCTACAACCGCTGGACCACCATCCGTGCAGCGCGGGTGTTCGGCAACAGGGAGGTGGGGAACACCACCACCTACCAGCTCACCCAAGCCGATGAAGACAAGGCATGGGCCAACCTGCTGCGGATCGACACTGCGCAGTCGCAACCCAATGCTCTGACCGGCGGCGATTCATGGGCCACATTCCGCCCGCGCCTGGGGGTGGGGGGACGCCGCGGCAGCGGGCTGGGGGATGGGATTGGTGGCTTCGGGGGGAGCAGGGGGGCGTCGTCGGGAGGCACGGGAGGGACAAGCGGGGCCGGGGAGGCTGGGCCACCAGGGCCGCCGGGGCCTCAGGGGCCGCCAGGCGCCACTGGTGCCACGGGAGCGACAGGACCCCAGGGCGCGCCGGGCCCAGCTGGGTCTCAAGGGCCAGCGGGCGCAACGGGGGCCACGGGCGCGACGGGGGCTGCATCGACGGTTCCGGGTCCAGCCGGGCCTGCCGGGCCCGCTGGGCCTCAAGGGCCGGCGGGCGCTGCGTCAACGGTCCCCGGCCCAACCGGGCCTGCTGGCTCAACTGGGCCCGCTGGGCCTCAAGGGCCAGCGGGCGCGGCGGGCGCAACGGGCAGTAGCGCCTACCAGACAGCCGTAGCTAGCGGGTTTTCAGGAACCGAGGCGCAGTGGCTGGCATCTCTTGTTGGTTCGCAAGGGCCCCAGGGCGCGACCGGGCCGCAGGGGCCGGCTGGACCCGCTGGGCCTCAGGGGCCGGCGGGGGCTGCATCAACGATCCCTGGCCCAACTGGGCCTACCGGGCCCCAGGGGCCAGCAGGTCCTACCGGTGAAGCCGGGGCGGCTGGACCTCAGGGCCCAACGGGAACGAACGGAACCGATGGCGTCGCATCAGCCGTTGCGCCTCTTTCCTATAACCCCACCACCAAAGCTATTAGTCTGTCGTCCATTGCTGACGGGATGATATTCAAGGCAACAAACAAGGGGGAAGCGGGAACCGCCGCCACCAATTATGACGAACTGCCGGTTGCTGTTGTCGCTGGAACTTTTGCTATTACGGGTATATATTTTGGGTGTCACATTGATTCTGTTGGCACTGGCACGGCGACTTTTAACGCTTACCGCCGAACAGCGGCAGGCGTTAAAACGTCGCTGCTGACGGCCAATGCAACTTTGCCCGCTGGCGCCAGCCTGGTGGACGCGACCTCGCTGCTGACCGGAGCTACTGGGATCACTGCCGGCACTCGTGTTGGCTTTGATGTCCTGGGATTCGGGGGCGCTACAGGTGTTTTTGTTGTCTTTCTATTCACTCGCACTTCGGTCTGATCATGCCTACTCCCAACATTGTCACCAATCCCGATACAGGGGTTCGTTATTACACCGACCCAGGGCCACAAGAGGGCCATAGCGTTGACCTGTTTGTCCCGATCCGAAACGGAGAAGTCACTAACCCCAGCGGGGCGCCGTGGCCAAACCTGAACGGCCTCCCCGAGGACCGACCCGAACTGGTTTGGTACCTGAAGACCGCCCCCCAGGTCCGCGAGTATGACGACCGCACCCATTACGAGATCGCAATCTGGGGTCCTGTCCCCTATACCAGCCCCAAACCCGGCGGCCCACTGGGAACGTGGGAGGAAACACTGGAGGTAAAACCGCACCCAGAAGCAGTGTTGATAAGCCAAGTCGAAGCTGCCTATTCTCAAGCAAACTCCCGCCTCTACCCTCTCAACAGTGATCCCCTGCTCCGCGAGTTGCTGGACGAAGCTGAAGAAAGGGACAAGGTAAACCAGGCGACGCCAGTAATGCATGAGTTATTGGCCCTGCGCCAAAGCATCAGGGATGCTGGCCTAGTCAACAGGGAGCGCCAAGCGTTTCTGATTGAAGAAATCAAGGCCGGCCGTCCGGTTGACCTGTCCGCCGGCTGGGTCAATGAGGTCTCGTAGGGAATGGAAGCGCGGGCCATGGGTGGGAGGTAACCGGATGACCGTTGTCGCAGATAGACGAAGGCCCCCCAGCGGCGGCGGTAAAATCATCGCCACTGGGGGAGCGCTTGTATTTGAGATAGCTGGATACCGGGTACACGTTTTTAACGTGCCAGGTTCCTACTCCTTCGACGTAACGGTTGGCGGCGCCGACCTTGAATACTTAATTCGTGCCGGCGGTGGCGGTGGCTCCCGATCAAATTGGGGCGGCGGCGGAGGCGGAGCTGGTGGCCACCGCAGCTCTGTGCCCGGTGAGCCCTCTGGTGGCGGATCGTCCGCCGAGCCGCGACTGATCGTGACCCCGCAGCAGTACATCGTAGTTGTAGGAGCCAAGGGCCTCGGTGCCCCGGCGTCAGGCTCGTTTTTTGGCACGCCAGGCGGAAATAGCTCGTTTGCTGGGATCCAGGCGCTGGGAGGCGGCCCCGGCGGTGTCGCGGGCGTATTCGGGTCTGGCGGCGGGACAAATTATGCGTCTAGTCTTACCCAGGGCGTCGGCCCGCCTGGCACCGGCACGGCAGGCCAGGGCCGCAACGGCGGCGCAATTTACGACCGAGGCTCCGTTTATGGTGGCGGCGGTGGTGGCGGCGCGGCTCAACCCGGCAACGGCCAAGTGTCGGGCCTAGATGGTCGAGGCGGCGACGGCCTAGCGTCGTCGATTACTGGCGCACCCGTACCTGGCTGCGGTGGTGGTGGCGCCGGCGGCGTGGGTGGTGGTGGCGTAGGGGGCCTGGGCAGCAACGGCCCCGGCGGCGGCGGCAAAGGCAGCGCCACGGGCGCCGCACAGAATGGGCAGGATGGCGGAGTAATTATCCGCTACCCGATCTAATGCCCCTGGTAACAGCTATTGAAACAACAGTCGGCACTGCTGTGTGATCATGCTCGCCAGCCAATCAATCCCAAACCTGATACAGGGCGTCAGCCAACAATCGGACGCCCAATGCGACCCGACGCAAGGGAGGTTGCAGGTCAACGGGTACAGCTCAATGGCCGATGGCCTGCGCAAGCGGGCTGGCACCAGTGCGCTGCGGAGGGTTGCAACAGCATCCATGGGAAACGTGTTTTTTCATTCAATTCTGCGGGACTCAGCCGAGCAGTACCTGGTTGCAATCGGAGCCAATTCCGTTCGGGTGTTTGACCTGGACGGCAACGAAAAAACGGTGTCAGCCCCATTTGGCTACACCTATCTGTCCACTGCCGGCAACCCGGCCGCCGAGATCCGCGCCGCCAGCATTGCGGATTTCACCTTCATATCGAACACCAAACGGGTGCCAGCGTTTACCACTGCGCTGGCGCCGGCCGTGGCCAGGCCCGCTGCCCACGAGGCTCTGGTGTGGGTAAAGGCAGCCAACTACGGCCAGTCCTACCGGGTGTCCGTCAACGGGCAGTTGGCCACCATCGCGACACCGATTCAACCCGTCACCGCCAGCGGCAACAACATCACCGAGAACCGGATCAGCACTGCCGATATTGCGGAGCAGATCAAGACCGCCCTGGCCGGAGCCACTGGTGTAACGATCACCCGCGAAGGGTCGGTGCTGCATCTCACCTCCGCCAGCGCCATCACGATTGCCGCCACCGATGCCAGGGCCAACGACGACATCACGGCCATCACCAGCAGCGTGCAGGCCTTTACCGACCTGCCGGCCATCGCCCCCCGCGGCTACCAGGTGGAGATCAAAGGCGACCCGAGTAACAAGTTTGACAATTACTACGTCTCCTTCGTCCCCCGGGTTGCCACGTCCGCCTTTGGCGAGGGGGCCTGGGAGGAATGCGTCGGGCCGGGGATGCCCTATCGCCTCAGTGCCGCCACCATGCCCCACCTGCTAATCCGGCTGGCCAGCGGCGACTTCTACTTTGGCCCTGCCAACGGCACCTACCAGCCGGCCCTTGACTTCACGCCCCCAAAGTGGGGGGACCGGACGGCTGGCGACTACGACACCGCTCCAGACCCGTCTTTCATCGGCTACCCGGTCCAGGCGGTCTTCATCCATCGCAACCGGTTGGGCTTGCTGGCTGACGAAAGCCAAATTCTCAGCAGGGCCAAGTCGTTCTTTGACTTCTTCCCCGAGACCGTGACAACGGTGCTCGACACCGACCCGATCGACCTAGCGGCCAGCAGCAACAAAGTCAGCGTGTTGCGCCATGCCGTCTCCAGCCAGGACGAATTGATCCTGTGGAGCGATCAACTGCAGTTCAGGTCTGCATCCAGCGGGCAATCACTGACCCCCGCAACCGCCGCCATTGCCCAGCTCACGGCCTACGAATGCGACACAGCGGTGGCCCCGCTGCAAGTGGCCGGCGGGATTGTGTTCGCCCAGACCAATGGAACCTGGACCCAGTTCCGAGAGTTCGCCCTGAGGGGGGTGGGAACCGCGCTCACCGGGGCAGCCCCGAGCATTACCGACCATGTGCCCACTTACATCCCCGCCGGCGTCCGGCAGCTGGCGGCCAACGACACCGCCGGGATCTGGTTTGCCATCACCGGCACCAGCAGCCGCATCTACGTCTACAAGTATTCGGACCGTGGCAGCGCCAACGGCGTCGAACGGGTGCAGCGCAGCTGGTCCTATTGGGATCTGACGGCCGGCAAGGTGCTGGCGATTCAGTGCGTCACCGAGACCCTGTACCTATTGGTTGAGTACGCCGATGGCTCCGTCTGGCTGGAGAAGATGCCGGTGGCAGATCGGTTGTCCACTGATGCGCTGACCACCCTGCTGCTTGATCGCAGTGTGACCACCACCACGGCAACCCCGGCAGCGGTGCGGGTGCCCACTGGCGTCTACAACGTGGTGGCCGATGCCACGGTCTGGCCCCTGGGATATACAGCTGAGGTGCCGGTGGAGGCATGGACCCTCTACGGGCCCACGCAGAACGGCGGCAAGCTGATCGGGCGGGCCCTGGCGGGGGCCACCACCATCACCGCCAAGGGGGACTGGCGGGGCAAGGACATCGTCTTCGGGCAGCCGTTTGAGTTCCGGTATCGATTCTCTAAGTTTGTGCTGAAGGCTGACGCCGGTGCCGGGAAGGTTGCTTCCAACGTGGCCCGCACCCAGGTTAGGCACGCCATGCTGCGGTATCACGACACCAGCTTTTTCAAGGTTGAAGTGACGCCCGAGAGACGGGATAGCGCCGTCTACAAGTTTGACGGCTGGGTCCTGGGGGTTCGCAGCAGCCAGGTTGGCAGCACCCTGGGCCAGGGCCTGGACATCGAGGACCGCAGCTATTTTGAGGGGGTGTTCCAGATCCCGATTGCTTCCAAGGGTGAAACCTGCCAGGTCGATCTGGTCAACAGCACCCCTAACCCGTGCATGTTCAGCGGTCTGGACTGGATCGCCACCATCACCAGCAGATCCCGACCCATCCAATGATCAAGCTATGCCCGGCAACAGCAAAACACGTCGAAGCGGTGGCGGCCAACCTGCGCCATAGCGATGATCTCGAATGCCGGTACGCCTATGGCATCAGCGGCGCCGAGGCCCTGCGGGAGGCGGTGCGTGAGTCGGGCATCGTCCATTCCATCTGTGCAGAAAACGATGAGGCCCTGGGGGTCTGCGGCCTGAACGGCTCGATCATCTGGCTGCTGGCGACCGATGCGCTGACGGCCACACCCGAGCGGCGGCGGGCTTTGGCGCTGCAGGGGCGGCGATGGATCGACAAGTTGCTGGCCGACAAGGAGGAAGCGGGCGACTATTCAATGGTGGAGAACTGGGTCCATGCGGCCAACGTAGAATCCCTGTGCTGGCTGGAGGCGATGGAGTTTCGAGTCGAAGCCGCGGCGCCATTTGGCCCTTATGGGCAGCTGTTCTGCAATGTCTGGAGGTCGCTGTGATTCTGAACCCTATTTCGCTTGGCATCTCAGCGGTTAGCACCGGCCTGGGGCTGTTCGGTGCAAATGCCCAGGCCAAGGCACAGCAACAGGAATACAGGGCCCAAAGGTCTTTTCAGGAGGCAACGAATAAGTTTGCAAAATGGCAATCTGATCTGAATGCCAGATTTCAGAACGCTGCATCTCAGCAGCAGTATTGGCAAGCAACGCTGCAACACAACCAGCAGTTGGCCTATGTCCACCAACTGCAGAATTTTGAGCTGGCCAAACAGGCAAGCCAGGCGGACCTGGTGGCAAACACCCGTGCAGCGGCGGGCGCGGAGTTCGTCGGCAACTCAGAGGCCATGGCGGCCCAGTTCCAGGAGGCGGCCATGCAAGAACTGGTGGCCCAGCAGCAGTATCACTGGCGAGCGCTGCAGGGCAGGGCGTCGGTGCAGGCCATGGATCGACAGGGCCAATCGGTGGACCGCCTGATCAACAACTACGCCAAACAGGCCGGGGATTACGACTCAATCGCTGCCATCAACAGGAAGCTCCAGGACAAGCAGTACACCCGCCAGCAGGCCGCGTCCGTTGGCCGGTATCTGAGCCAATGGAACAGCCAGAGCTTCTACGAGCCCACCCGCTACATCGAACCCATGGCGCCGTTTGTGCCGCTGCCTGCGCTGATGATGCCGTCCGCCCCATCGATGACAGGGGTAGCTCCAAGCGGTGGCATCGGCGCGCTGGGCCTTGGCACCGCGTTGCTGGGTGGTATCGGTACCTATCAGCAAAGCCAGCAGGGGATGAGGCGGTCGGCCATGGCCGGCCTTGGTGAAGCTGCGGGGGCCTACTGATGGCGCGGTCCGACCTCCCCCTGGGCTCAATCAACCCGGCTGCCAGGCCGGTTTCCGACTTTGTGCGGCCGGCGCAGATACAGCTCGCCGCACCGGTCGCGCCTCCGGGGATGCCGGCGCTGCCCGGGGCCACCCTGCTGCAGGGGCCCGGCATGGCCAGCATCGGCGGCGTCAACCGCAGCCAGCAGCTGGCGGAGGCCTTGGCGCCGTTCTCAAGGAGCCTGACGGCAGTCCTGCAGCAGAGCGCTGAATCTGCGGCTGCATCGGCGGCCCAGCGGGGCCAGCGGCAGGCTTATGACGAGGCCCGGAACGCCAGCCTGCAGGCGCTGAGCACCGCCGACCGAACGAACGAGGCTGCCAGTTACGACTACGCCGCGGCGAATCGGAGGCTGGCGGCCAAGGACCCCGAGGGCGGGTTCTTGATGGACCTGCTCAACCCCTACCGGCAGACGGGTGTGCAGAGGGGGCTGGCCACGCTGGCGGGCGCAGAGATCGGGCCCGCAATGGAGTCGGCCTACGAGCAGAACGCCGCTGCGATCCTGGCGGCCGGCGACAAGGGGCCCGCCATGCTCCAGCAGCTGCGGGCGAAGGTGACTTCGGATCTGGCCCAGAAATATGCACTGGACGAAACCACGCCTGGCTTCCTGGCTAACACGTTGCCAAGGATTAACCAAGCCTGGGAGAAGGTCTCCAATCGGTCGCTGAAGGACAAGGTTGAATACCAAAAAGCCACCGTGCCGCCGCTTGCCGCAGCCCGGATTATGGCGTTGTGGGCGGACTTTAAGGCCCAGCGGTATCGCAAGGAAGGCCAAGTCATCATTGGCAATCAGGCAATCAATAACGACGACAGCCCCGAAAGCCAGAGGGCTATGGATGCGGCCCTTTACAACCAAGCAGAGATAATCCTTGACGGCGAATCGGCAAAGATGGGCCTGACAGGGGAGCCAACGTACTTCGGCAAGAAAGTGGCCGAGGTCCTGTTCTCCAATGCCGATGCAAACGGGCTCGACGATCCGCAGTTTAAGAAGTTTGTCAGCGGGATCCGCACTGGCCCAGCGCTTGTGACGAACCCGGCGACGGGCGAGAAAGAGCGCATGACGCTTGGCGCCATGTATAGCCAGGAAAGCATTGATAGTGAAATGAAGTATGGGGAATATGCGTTTAAGCAACGGGAGCGACGGGAGAGGCAACTGCTCGAAAGCTCCGAAGACATGCTGCTGACCGGGCGACCAGACCTCCCAGGGCTCCTGCAGGTTGACCCGCAGGACGAAGAGGCGAAGGCGGCATGGGCCCAGGCCCAGCTCAAGCGCTACCAGCAGGAGAACCCTGGCGCCCCGCTGGCCCCGTTCCTGAAGTCGCTGGGGGGCATGGTGGGAGTGGTCAAGGACATCCCTGGCTACAGCTACGCTCCTGGCGCTGGCGATGACTACCTCCTGGGGCTGCAGGGCCAGTTCGGGGATGACTGGGATCCGGTGAAGGCCCGGCAGGGTTGGCTGAAGGTACGAGACAGCGTCGATCCCAAGGATCGCGGCGCCAAGGATCGCCAGTTTGAGGCGATCGTTAAAGACAAGGACGGCAAGGGCGGCACCCTGTTCCGAAGCGTAGTCAATCGGATCGTTCAAGATGAAATTGCTGCTGCGCTGACCCGTGAGTACGGGGGCAACGAACGGGAAGCGTTGCTGTCCCGAACTCCCGATGCTCTGACGAGCCTCTTGGCAAACAAAAGCAGGGCAAGGGCCAATCTCAACAGCGCTCTCTATCCCTACGTCAATGCTGCGATTGGCAAGGCAGCGGCGGAGAAGGGGGCTTCCCTAAGCGAGATCGAGACCGAGGACGTGGCCCGCAATGCTGTAGCGCAATACGGCACCCTGAGCGACACCAGTAAGGCGGCCTACAAAACGCTGTTCCCCGGCGGACGGGTCAGCGGCGCCCCATCGGTCCCTGGCACCATGGCGACCCCTGCGGGCCCTGCTGCCACCGGCAAGCCGGCACAGGCGGCGCCCCCAACCTTCGGCGTCCAGCAGCTCGACAACTTCCCGATGCGCCAGCAGCGCTTGCTGAATTGGCAGAACGAAACGATCCTGAACCGGGAGGGCATCCAGTCCGAGCTGGTGCGGCTGCAGTCCGGCAAGGGCTTCAGCCCCCAGCTCAAGCGGGCCGCCATGGATGGCAGGGCCCGGACGCCGGCCGAGTTCCTGGAGGGGCAGATGAAGCGCTACGGCATGACGATCACCCCCAAGGCGATGAAGCATCTGCAGGAGATCAGCAGCGCCGAAACGACTCCCCTGCGGTACGTCGCCACTGCGGCCAACGCGGCCTATCCCGTGCTGGCCAGGGCCTCGATGTGGGCGCTCGATGCGATCACCGGCACCCAGCCATCAATCGCGGCGGGGATGCCGGCCGGGGGGATGCCGGCGCAACCGCAACGGCTGATTTCCTTCAACCCGTATCGGCGGCCGGCGGCAAGATCCACGGCGCCAAGCGGTGGTGGTGGTGATTGGCCTGTGCCCACCACGACTCCAAAGCACCCGGTTCTGGCAACCCTTAGCAAGGGTGATCTGGCCCCCGCCCCGAGCGGCTACTGCGTTACTGCGGTTCTGGAAACCCTGGAGCGGAATGGGCTCCCGAACCCGGCTGCAACTGGGATGGACAACGGAAACAACCCGCGTGGCCTGGCCTCGCAGTTGCTGAACTCTTACGGCTGGAAGCCACTGCCTGGACTTGGCAAGACGCAAGCGCTAAACAGCCCCTACGGGAAAGCGAATGCAAACATTATTCCTGAGGCTCAATATCAGGCCGCGCTAAAGGCGGGCAAGATCCCAAGCGGTGCGCTTGTTTTCTCTACTCGGCATCCCACATGGAATAGCACGTCTCCGGCTTCCCGTGGTTTTGATGTTGCTGTTTCAAGGAACAATGGCCGCAATCTTTGGAACGGCAAAATGAATGGTCCCAACATTTACGGCGACACAACTTTCCGAATCGTCCTGGTCCCTGGGGGTGCCCGCTGATGCCACAACAAGTTGATTTCGTAAACGGGAAGCTCGTCCTCACCGGCGACGACACGGCCAACGATCACACTCCGATGCCGGACGCCCCGGCGACCCCTGCCCCCAAGGCCAAGCCGAAGCCGAAGCTAAAGGGCAAGGCTGCTCTCGCAAAGCCGTGGTGGCAAAACCTCACCCATGCCGTCACCAATGAGCTGAAGTACGCCGGCAAGGTGATCCAGGGCTTGGAGGCCACGCAGACGGGCGGCCCGTTGCGAATGGACGCGCAAAGGTACGTCGCCAACATGATCAACCCTGGCGGAGGGTTCCTTCGTGAAATTGGCCGCCATTCCCCGACCGTGCGCCAAGGGCTGGCGGCCTTCAGCTATGGCGCCATGCAAACGGCTGGCGAGGGCGCCATCGCCATCGGTCAAAGGGTGTTCAAGGGCGCCAAGTTTGCCGACCCGAAGGCAACGAGCTTAGGGCAAGCGCTCAGGTCTTTTACCAGCTATGGCTATGCGCTGAATCGCGCCAAGCAACCCGAAGACCTGACCGAGCCGCAGCGGGGCATCATCGATACCACAGCCCGATCGCTGGGGGTGGAGGCCGGCACCGCAGCACTGGTCCCCCCGGTCAAGCTGTTTCAAGGGCCCAGCGTGGTCAGCAAGGGCCTGCGCCTGGGCACCCGGCTGGGACTCGCCCACGGGCTGAGCAGCTTCACCCAGGACTCCACCCTGGGCAATATGTCCAACATGGCCGAGGCGTTGACCGGCCAGAAGATCCCCGGGGCAGTGGACCCCCTCAAGGATGACCGGGTGACGGCCGGCATGAAGTCGGTGCTGCCCAATCTGGTCGGCGGGGAAGTCCTGGGGCTGGGGATTGCCGCCGGCGCGCGGGTGATCAGTAAAGCCGGCGACCAGTTCCCCAACATCGCCAGGCAGAAGCGGGCGCTGCGGGCCAACACCGAACACACCACGGCTAACGAGGCGGTGAAGGCCACGGGGCTGGTGGAGGACGTGGACGGCCGGCAGCAGTTCACCCAGGCCGGCAGGGCCAAGCCGGCGCCGCTGAAGCTGACGGTGGACGAAAGGACGCAGCAGATCCTGGATCGGTTTAAGCCCAGCAAGCCGGCGGACGATGGAGGGGTGGCGCCAGTGCCAGACCCCGCTGCCCCCGTTCCGCCCCCGCCCCCTGTGCTGCCGGCTGATGCCGCGCCTGGCCCAACTGGTAAGCCCTCCTTACAGGTTGCCGAGGAACCCCCGGCAGCACAGATCGACCCAGCCGAAGAGTTCTGGAGCAACGGGGACCTTCCCGAAGTCGCCGATGTCCAGAAAACCCTGGGCCTCCTCGATGACGACGAACTGACGGCCCTGGCCGCCGCTGGAGCTGATGGCGGCCCAGTGCTGCAGCAGCTCAATGACGTGGTGGCCACCAGGCCGGCGCCACGCATCAGGGCCGAGGTCAGCGAGGACGCGGCCGGGATGCCGACCGCAAACCTGAGCGAGCTCTACCTGAACGGTGCTGGCGATCTGGAGCCATGGATCAAGCAGTTCGACAAGATCCCGACCGTCACATTGCAGGAGTTGGCCCACCCGGAGGCCAGCCCCCGGCTGTTCGAGCTGATCCATGCCGCCACCGGCCGCGACTGGGAAGCCTTCACCCGGCCAGACATAGTTGCGGGGATTAAAGAGTTCTCAGCCCAGGGCACCACGATCCTGCCGAATAGGTTGCGGGACGATGTGACCCTGACGCCAATCGGCAAGGTCGTCGCCAGGCCCAAGGAGTTTCAGTACAAGGAAAACGTCAACGCCAAGGGCGAGCAGATGGGCCATTCCCTGGGGGGAGTGGACAAGTGGAACCCCAACCTGGAAGGGGTGGTGGACACCTTCACCGATCCCAAGACCGGCGAAACCGTGGTCGTCAACGGCCACAACCGGCGGGCCCTGGCCGAGCGGCTTGGGGTGCCGTCATTGATCACCCGCGAGGTGGACGCCACAACCCCTCCCGCCGCCAGGGCCGAGGGGGCCATGTCCAACATTGCCGCCGGGGCCGGCACGCCATTCGATGCGGCCAAGTTCATCAAGGCCACAGGCCTGGCTGACGCGGCGCAGCTGGATGCCGCCGGGATCCCGACCGACAAGGGCTATGGCCGCCAGGGCCTGGCCTTGAGCAAACTGCCGGCCGAGATATTCCAAGATGCCATCAACGAAACCCACGAGCCGGGCCGCTACCTGGACCTAGGGGCGTCGGGACTGGATGAAGCGGGGATGCGCGGCGCCTATCAAGTGCTGCAACAGCGGCCCAAGATGTCGGCCGGCGCATTCCGTGAGGTGATCGGCAAGGCGGGGGAGCAGGGGAATGTGATCACCGCGTCACCCCAGGGCAGCCTGTTTGGCGATGACGTCCTGAACCCCATTGCGCAGTGGGCCGAGCTGGTCGCAGATGTGCGCCAGGGGCTGAGCAGGGAGAAGAGGATCTTCGGCAACAGCATCAAGAACGCCGGGGCCCTGGGCGAAGCCGGTGTGGCTGATGTCAATACCGGCATCGCTGGCCAGCGGGTCACCGATGCGACCTACGCCCTGGATCTGTTTGACAGGCTGAAGAATGCCCCCGGCCCCCTGGCCGACGTGCTCAACAGGGGAGCGGCGGAGATCGCCAGCGGCAGCAAGCCTGGCGTCATCGCCAAGCAAGTGCAGCGAGAGATCGCCGACAACATCGAGACATACCTGAGCGAAGCGGGCCTGACGCCCAGAGGCGGCGCTGACACCCCGGCCCCCATGGCCCCGACGGCTGCCCCTCCCTCCCCTGCTGCCATCACCCCCGAGGTCCTGCCTCCGGTGCCCAGGGCCGACCTGGAGCGCCACGCCCTGCAGCGGGCGATCGCCAACGGCGAAGTGCGGCCCACGGAAACCGGGCCCGTGGAGGTGCCCGAGGGACTGGGTGGCGACTGGGGCGATGCGCAACACGACCTGGTGCTGGGAACTGAATACCAGGCCAGCGATGCCCAGATGCGCTGGGAGGTCGAGAAAGCCATGCGCGAAGCCGAGGGGTATGACTTCAAGCCGTGGGAAGAGCGGCAGCGGGATAGCGGAGTGGGGGATGCCTGGTTGGCCCCTGCGCCTGCCCCCGATGCCATCACCCCCGAAGTGGTGCAACCTGCGGACAAGGGGTCAATAAGCGGTGTGATGCGCGATGTAATTCAAAAGATGAAAGAGTCAGACGTAAAATCGTTTTCAATATTGGCCAGCCAGCTTTTCGAGACCGATTGGATCTTGGAGCGTGGCAAGAAATATAAAGGCATGACAAAAGAAGAGGCGCAGGCTGCATTCATCCAGGATTTTGGTCAGCGGATGCAAGACGCTCAAGCCACTCAACCATTACCGGTGGCAGCCAGCAGTGACGGCAAGCCCAAAAAGCTGTCCGAAACACTGCGGGGCGTGATTGACGCCATGAAGGCATCGGATGAGCGGCTAGATGACATTGGCGAACAGATATTCGATCTGCGGCGCCGGGCCATGGATCTTGAGCTGGGAGACGTGGGCGAGCTACCGGCGCCAGCCAGGAAAGCCCTGGTCGCCGCCGAGGTCAGCAATGCCTCGCCATTTATTTTCCCTGGAGACCTAGAAAAAGCAAGGCCAGAACGACAGGGCAACCGAGAGCTTTTGTTTGAATCGGACCTTGACCGCATCGCCTACCTGCTGGCCAAGGCCAAGCCTGGATCCAAGGCGGCAACGCAATTCCGCGAGGCATTGGCGGCCCAAGGCTTTGACGCAGAGCAGGTTCTGGCCCATGGTGTCCTGGTGAAGAAAGCCGTCAGCAAGGGTGTCAAGGAAAGCGATATTGATCCCATGAATACCCCTAGCGTTGTAAACGCAACTGACGGCGGTTACGCCCGCATCCCGGTGCAACCATTTGGTGGTGACACCCCACGCCTGCCCCTGCCCGAGCAGGGCCGCCAGGCCGGCAAGGCCAGCAAAAAGGTTGCCGATCTCAAGGACCAAATCAACAAAGGAGGCTGCGGACTGTGACCAACTGCGATGACCTGCAGCGGCAACTGGCTGCAGCGGAGGCCGAGCTGGCCAGGATCCAAGGGGAGATGGCCTACACCCAACGGGTCAGCAGGCAGATCAGCGACAACCCGGGCAACGATGTGTCCACGATCTGGCGGAACTTCGTTGGCGTCGCCGACTCTCAGGCGGTCAATGCAGCAGTGCGGCGAGCGCTGGGAGAGCGTGAAACGCCTGTAGGGATGGATGGCAGGTTCACCAACTATGCCCAGCTAGCCGACAATCTCGACGACGTGAAAGCCCAGGAGATGGGGGCGGTCACCGAGGCCCTGCTGGGTAATTGGGAAACTCACGCCCCCGATGACTACGCATTTGTCACGGCGACCACAACCCCAGAGCAATATGCCGGCTGGGTGGCCAATGGCTACCGCGACATGAATCTGGATTACGACGCCATGCTGGCAGCAGCAAACAAAAGTGTTCAACCATTTATGTATCTTGTCGAGAATGGCACAAGACTTAGGTCTGTCGCTGATTTTAGTAAGCACAACCTGGTGGAGTCCATTGCCGCGTTGCGTGGCTTCATGCAGGAAGCGGGGGACACGCCGCCTACGGAGCTTGGCGCCAGGTTCGTCGAGAACTACAAAAAGGCGCTAATCGCAGAGCGCCACAACGCCTTCGCCCGGCGACAGGGTGGCAAGTACCTCCAAAGTCTGCAGCGGGCGATTGGCGACGGGTCGGACCTGCCAGCCCCCACCCGCGACATTTGGGCGCCCCCGGAGGCCACTCCTGACGTACCCGGTGGCGACCCCCTGAACCTGACCCCGGACGACCTGGGAGACGACACCTTGATCGGCAAAGTGCTGCAGGCCATCGACCAGGGCCCTGATGGCGTTGAAGCCCTGAAGCAGCTCGAGCTTGACATCAGGATCGACAGCATTGATCCCGAGGCGGCACTGGACCGGCTGTGGCGCTCCCCTGGTGCCAGGCGGGATCTTGGTTATTTCAAGGATTCCTGGTTCTGGAATTTCAACACCCAAGCAGTGCTCAACCTGGGCAGCAACGCGGTCATGGAGCGGGTCGGCCTACTGCGGACGGCGATCGAGAACGGGCCGATGATGGCGCCGTTTGGCACCAAGCTTTTTCGGACTTCGATGAAAGACCGGCTGGAGGGCATCCAGACCGCATGGGAGGCCAATAAGCAGATGGGGGCCACGATGAACCTTGGCGCCATGGAGCTCTACAAAGAAGGGTTCCTGACAGGCGACACCCCATTCGCCAATGATGTGACGGTCCACGGCAGGGCCATGGACCCCGAAGAGGCTCTGCGGGTGGCGCGGGAGGTTTGGCATAAGCCAATCGCCAACCCATGGACCAACATCGCCGACTTCAGCCCAGGCGGCAAAGGCTTGCTGGGCGACGAGGGCCTGCTGCGGGACCTGCGCGACAAGATCCATGTGGGCACCAGGCTCACAATTCATGCCCTGCTGAAGAAAGCAACCGGCATCGACTTCCCGATCAACCAAGCCTTCGCGGGCCTTGCCGCAGTGGACAACGTTGCTGGGATGCGGCTCTTCCGCTTCAAGATGCGCAACGATCTGCTGATGCAGGCTCGCAAGGACGGCCTACAGCTGGGCTTGCTTGACGATGCAGGCATCCCTGACACCCAACGGGTCAATGACTGGGTGAACAAGAAGATGGAGGATGCCGTCTACCAGGAGATCCCCACCGAGCAGAACCTGCTCGACTTCCGCAGGAAGCACAGCCTCACTGCCGAGATGGTGGATGACGAGCAGCTGCGGGCTTACATGATCAAGTCCAAGCGGGTGGTCGGCTATCCCGTGCTGGCTGACGACCTATCCCAGCGGGCCTGGGACTATGCCGACAAGATGCGATTCCAGAACACGCCAGACGGGGTGATTGGCGGCACGGCGTACAAGTGGGCAAAGGCCGCTCAGGAATCGAGCTGGATTGGCGATGCCGTGCTGGCGCCAGTGATCAAGATGCCGATTAACGGCTTGATCTTCGACATGATGGAAATGGGCCTGGGACCAACGGTGCCGACGCTCAAGTACCTCAACGAGAAACTGCATGGCCGATTGCCCACGGCGGCCCAGACCGCTCAGGTGGAGGCGGCATGGGTTACAAGCGGCCTGCTCGCCGCGGCATTCTTCGCCCTCGACAACGACACCGGCAAGCTCACCGGCAATGGCCCGGTGGACCCCAGGGCGCGGCAGCAGTGGATGACGAGGATGAAGGCTGAGGGCCGCGTGCCAAACAGTGTTTATGGCATCCCGATCCCGTTGGGCGGCATCCCAATCCTGAACACCCTTTTCCTGTGGAAGGACGTGAAGGATGCCATGGAAGCTGCGGGTGCCAGTCAGATGGACGCGCGCAAGGTCGGCATGGGAATGATGCAGATCCTCACTGGCGCCATAGTCCGCCAGACCACCCTGGCAATGATGCAGCGCCTCCTGGAGCTATCCAGCCGGGGTGACGAGCAAGCCTGGGGCAAGTTCGCCGGATGGGTGGCAGCGGGCCAGTTCAACCCCTTCAGCGGGCCCACCCGGATGATCGAGCGCTACAGCGGCTCCACCCGCAATGACATGTTCGAATACCCCAGCATCAGCCCGGCAGACGAGCAGTTGATGGCGAAAGCGGAACTGCCGCCCGAGCTGCAGTTCACCCGCGATGGCATCAAGAACCTGCTGGTGAACCTGCAGCCGCTGGCTGGCCGGATCGCCGGCATCCCTTACCGCGAAACCGACTGGCTGGGCCGTGCCATCCACCTGCCCGAAGGCATGGATCAGGAGGGCTTCCCCAGCGGCTTCCCCGGCTTCTACAACTCGCCGGTGCATCGGGAGCTGGAGAAGCAGCAGTTACTGGATCCGCCCACGCCGCTGCTGTCCGCCCACCACAAGGGGGTGCCATTGAGCCCCGAGGTGCAGAAGGAGCTGAACGGCTACATCGGCACCATCGTCGGCGAGGACGACTTCCCGGCAACCCGATACCTGGCCGGTCAGGCATTCACCTATGCGGTGCAGGGCCGGGAGGAAACCATCATCGACCTGCCCAACGGGTCCAAAGTCCGGTTTGGCGTCAACGTGCCGATCCCCACGGCCCTGGGTGATGCCGTTGCCCGGGCGATCAAGGGCCGCACCGTGTACCAGGCCATGGAACACCTGTTCCGGTCCCCCGAGTACAAGGCGATCCAAGCCAACAAGCTCACCAGCTCCAACCCCGAGGTGAACGACCTGCCGCCGGCGGCACGGCTGCAGCAGCCTGGCCCGTGGATGATCCGGGCGGTCAAGAGCTACTACGAGACCAGGGCCATCTGGGAGCTGGACGGCAGCGACACCGAGCCAGCGCAGGAATACCAGCGGCTGATGACCGCCGCCAACGAGGGCAGCTTGCAGCGGGCAATCGAGAAGGCGGGGGTGCTTCAGGCTTTACCGCAGGGCGACTAAGGCGGGGCCTGCCAGAATGTCTGCAGCCATGCAGACGTTATGACCGGCACCCCTTACAGCTATCGCACCCTGCAGGGGGGCGCTGCGGGCTTATCGGTGCCCGTCCCGTTCCCCTTTATCTCAAGGTCTCACGTCCAGGTATTCGCCAACCTGAGCCTGTCTGAAGGCACATTTGATCAGCTCTATATCGCTGGCACTGATTACAACTGGATCAATGACGGCCAGATCAGCATGGTTGTCAGCACGGCAGGCAAAACCCTGACCGTGATTCGTGGCACGCCGATCAATGCGCCACTGGTGGGTTGGACCAATGGGTCAAACATTGATGCGACTGATCTGCTGATAGCTGACAAGCAGAATCTGTACGCGGTTCAGGAGAACCTGGACAAGGCCAATATATCGGTGTCAATATCGCTAAGCACAAGTCAGCAGCTAGGTGGGCAGCTTAATACCGTAACCCAAGAAGTGACGCAGCAGAATGCTGCATTGCTGGCGCAAGTTAATGCGGCAAATGCTGCACTGCTGGCACAGGTAAATGCAGCTAATGCTGCAGTTACGGCTCAGCTGGCAGGGGTTAATAGCAGCATTGCAGACGTAAAGCTAGCCGCTAGCGGGGCTGGTGAGGTTGGCGACATTGCTTATACAACTTCACCTACAGACCCACTGGGCTGGGGCCCAGCCATTGGCGCAACCGTGAGTCGGGTTGCGTTTGCCGAATTGTTCCTAAAGCATGGCACATCCTACGGAGCTGGCAACGGCTCGACAACGTTTGTGGCCGGCCCAGACCTGCGAGGAGTAGTCCTGCGGGGCCTAGATAATGGCAGAGGGCTGGATCCAGGCCGGGTAAAGGGCAGCTATCAGGCAGATCAAAACAAGGAAATTGTGATTCCTTACAGAGAGGACACACCCCAAGAAGGAACGGGGGATATAGCCTTAAACCCAACAGGCACAGGCTCGACTTTGATTATTGGTGCCGGCCAAGAAGCTAGGCCTAAGAATGTCGCCGAAAGGGCGATAATGAAATACCATAGCCTAGGCATCCCGGTTAATCTTAGCGCCACGACTACACCTCCTAAACTTGTAGGGAAAGATCCTGGGTACAGTTCGGTCATCCTGCATTTACCGCTAACCAGCGACACAGGCTTCACTGATGTAAGCGGTAGATCGCTGTCAGTGACGCCTGGCAACGTGTCAATAAGCACAACAGTAGGAAAGTGGGGCACTTCTAGCGCATTCTTTAGTGGCGCTACTGGTGCCTGGATGTCTGCTGCGCTGGCAGATATTATAGGTGCGTCAGACTACACAATACGGTTTTGGTTTATGCAGATCGGGGACACACAAGACGGATTGTTCCAGTTTTACGACAACATTAATGAGTCTAATTTCTTTGTTCCCAGCGATGCTTTGCAGTGTTTGCGGCCTGGTGTTAATTGGATTACCGTCACGGGCTCCGGGTTTGTTCACAATGGACCGCCCGGTGTTCCGGTAATAAATCAATGGGCATTCTTTCAGCACACCAGGGCAGACGGAATTGTGACAACAACTATAAATGGCGCGGCAGATCCAAATCCTGACACCAGTCCTTACGGCAGTAGCATTACCCAAACTCTTCTAGCAATTGGCTTGCAAAGTGGTAATTTTATAGCTCGCCGATGGAATGGATATATCAGCGACTTCCAGGTGTCCCTAGTTGCACGGCCTCACGATGTCCCGAGTGGGCCGCTGCCGATTTTCTAGCAGCTCACACCGCTCTCAGTTGAACCCCGCTCACCTGCCACAGATCCCCAGACAGCAGGTCCCAGGATGGCGCCGAGGCATAGCGCCATCGAACCGGGACCGGCGGAACTGCACGCCCCACCCACACCGCAGCCGGCAGCTCCCAGGATGACAGCAGCC